TCCCATATCCATAAGTTATGGTCTACACCTCGTCTTTCTAATGGGTCTTTAACATATGTTTGTGTGATAAAGTCTAAATACTCAGGATAAAATACAACATCTCCTGATGTATTAAAGTCACAATCGCACTCTTGGGCTGCCATTCTTGGGTCACCTAACAATTCATCTTGTCGTTTTCTCCAATTTTCATCTCGTTCAGGATGAACATACCATGGTAATTTAATTGGCAAGAATTGATTTTCATTTGCTTCTGCTTTAACCCAGGTTTGATGAAACCAATTACCCGTACCAAATGGAGTAGACAATACAATTGCTCCTCCTCCAGTAGCTAAGGTTTGTTGAGCAGATGCCCATATTTCAGCAATACCATCAATGAAAGCAGCCTCATCTATAATAAGAAGTGAAACTGCTTCTGATCGACCTGCGTCGCCTGCTGCTGAAACTGCTTTGACTTGCGAACCATTACTTAATCGTAATGTTAATTTATTGTTTTCTTCAGCGGGTATTTTTAGCCAGGATGGTAAGTTTTCAAACATGAATTTAACTTTCGTTACCATGTTTTTAGCTGTTTCCTGTTTAGTAGCTATACATAATACGTTTTTGTCTTTATGGAATAACATTAACCATAATGAATAACCCGCTACTAAAGTGGATATACCTAACTGTCTTGATTTAAGTATTATATCATATGGATTGTCTCTCCATAAATGTAATACTTTTTCTTGGAATGGGTATAAATTAAATATAATTCTACCACGAGTTGGGTGCTGGATGTTGCAATACTTCTTCATAAAGTGTGCAGGATCTTGAGCACACTTAAGGTATTCCTCTCGGATTATTTGTTTAATGTCTTGACTCATAAAAACTTATTAGGTTCTGGTATATAAATATATCAAAAACCTAGATAATGTTTGATCTGTTCAATACGATGTTCAGTAGATCCTGATATAATTCCGAAGTTTTTGAAATTATCTAAATTTTCTTTAGTAATATGTTTGATAGTTAAATCAATTAATTCACGATATTCAGCATCAGTTGTTCTAACTCCATTATCTTCAATTTCTACTCCAATAGGAGAAACATAGAATACATAATCATATTCTTTAATAAACATTGAAGCATATTTGATAAATTCTTCTTTATCTACTTTATCAATAGATTTAGCACAATGAGTAAAAGCCATTACATCAATAATTGTTCTATCAGTAATAACATTTTCTCTCATTAACTCAGAACAACGTTCAGCTAAGAATATTGTTTGACCTTTTAATGTACTATCAGTATTTAATGGAATACCTAAATCACGTAAATATTTACTACGTTCAGTAGCAAAATAATAATCCTTAAATTCAGGTAATTCTTTTAAAGCATGTACGAGTGTTGATTTTCCTACACTCATTGTTCCACATAATCCTATTTTCATATTTGTAATATAATAAAAAAGGCTTGCATTTGCAAGCCTAATTTGAAATATGTTTTTAAAGATTAATCATTATCATCTTCATAAACCTTACTACTTATATATTCAGATACTTCTGGGCTTATCATATATGCGTCTGGGTATTCATTCCCAAACCTTACTAATATTTCGTCTTCAAAATCTTGTTCCCAGTATTCTACATTTTTTAAATTCTCCCATTCTTCTTCATTTGATGCTATTTTAGTTTCTAATATTTGTCTATCAATCCACATTTTAACTTCGTATGATAGTGGAATTTCTTCTATTTTTTCTTCTGGTTCTGAGGATCCTCCATTTGTATCTAAGTATTCTTTTTCTTCAGGAGTTAATGAATCAATACCTTGAGCTGATATTTTATCTAAGATACGATCTATTACTGTTTGGTCTTCTAATAGTTGATTATATTGACCCTCAGTAATTAAACCAGCAATTTTTTGCATTTTTAAGAATTCTTTATTCATTGTTTCAGTATGTTTATTTATGTATAAATATTGAAAAAAATTAGAATCGCTGTTTTGCGTTAATATTTATTTTTTCTTTGATTATCAATTTTATATAAAGGTTGAGTATTAGAATAATGAAAACATTTCTTCTGTTCTTCTTCTAAAGATAAATCAAATGAAGCGCATGGTTTTATATGATCTATATCCCATAATGTTCCATAATTTTCCCAAGACATATCTTCTTTAAATTGATTTTCTAAGTATTGTTTATAGAAATCTAAGTTACATCCTAGTAATTCTATTGATGAAGAACTTTTATAGTTATGTTTTAAAGCTTTATTTATTCTAACCCGAGTGTTATGAATTATCTTAAATTGAGGGTTAGTATTTAAATATTTTTTATAGTTATTTTGAAATATTTCTTTGTTTTCTTCATAATATTTCTTATTATATTCTTTAACTATATCTCTATTTTCAGAATTATATTGATGTCTTTTATCTTTTCTTTTAAAAGCATGTTCATTCATTTTTATCCTATTACAAGGGAAACAATATGATCTATTTTTAGGAAATTGAGTTAATTCAAATTTATTTTTACATTTATAGCATATTTTAGTATCCATATGTTTTTATCATAAATATGGACTACCCTTAAAAGTATTATGATCTAGATCCTTTACCCATACTACTTTTAAACCATGGCAACCCGATACCACTTTTTTTAGCTTTTTTCCAGCTATCCTTAGTATGTTCATTACCATTAATGAAATACTCTTCTTTTCCATCTGGGTGAATTACTGCTGGTCCTTCCCAGTTATGTAATTTACCATCTTTCATATAACGAACTACTCCGTCTGTTGATGTGTACTTTTTAACCTGTAATGATTGGTCAATTTCGAATTTTTTAACTTCTTTGCTCATATTTTTTAATTTATATCTAAATATAACATCATTTTTTCGCAAAGCCAAACAGAGGGTGTCAAATGTTTTCTAAATATTCCATGAAATCTCGATAAACTTGTTGATGAGATTTAGGAGATTTTTGAATAGTTTCGTTTAAAATTGTTAAAACATCGCCTTTAGATTCGGTTATTAACGCCTTAAAACCGTTTAAAACCGACTCAGCTAACAATATATTATCATTGTCGTCACCATAATCTTCTAGGTCGTTTAAATACAAAGCAATGTATTCATTTATATTATCTTTTGAATGTTTCATATACTAATTTCTTTAATCGTGTAAGTATTTCTTTTAAGTTTTGGATTTGACTATTTAACCACTTTAAACGTTGACCAAAACGTTTTCCTTCCATTGGTTTTTCCATGTTTGAGTCTGGGATGTACTTGGCTAGTGGTTTCATATATTCACTACCTGTTAGGAACACAAATTTGTCTTTTTCAGGACTGATACCTGCTGATTTCATTTGTTTGATTGTTTCTTCTCCCCATTTCTCTTTTTCTGCCTTAGGCATTTCTTTAAGAGTTTTATCATAAGGTGCTAACTCTTTAGTTAAAGGAACTAAATGATGTTTAGCAGATAGAATATACATTTTATCAGGTTTAAGTGCTTTACCATACTCTAATGTCTTTTGGAACATCGGAGAAGCAGAATACAGCTCCTGGGCTGGAGCTGCATGGTCTAATTTTGATTTGGTACAACTTAAGAGTACTATTTTAGCCATTAATATCGTTTATTAATAAATATTAGGCTAATACTATCTCTTTAATTATTGTCTTTCCTGCTAAAGCATTTAAATGATAAACAAAACAAGGCATTTGTTGTGATAGATATTGAGGACACTTTTTACCTAAACTAGAAAGTAAATCATCTAAATCCATTGTTTGAACTCTACCTGATGTTGGTCCGTCATAGAATTTATAGAGTGCGTTTCTAACAAACATATGATTTTTATTCATAGTGCGCTTTCTTAATTCAGGGAATACATAATATAAGAATATTAAATATGGTTTAGATGATTCAAACTCACTATTAGCAATAATTTCTTTAGCTACTTCCCATGAATCCATATCTGAACTTTTTAACATTCCGTATAGTGTTTCAAATGTTTCATAATCTACTACTAATCCTTTATTAATGTCTTCTTGTAATGAATCATCTAATACTACTTTAATATTATATTTTTCAACATTATCAAGCAAATCTAATAAAAATGGAAGAGCATCACATATTTTTTTATTACCATGACCTTGTTCAATAGCATACCCATCAATGATTTCAGTATCTTTATGATCTAAAATGGTTTTAAAATGTAAATCTTGAGCGATCCATTTTTTAAATTCACTTACTTTAACAGTATAATGTGTAGCTTTAACTTTGCGAGTTATTAATGTTATATCAGACCAATAGTTTTTTTCTGTTGGGATATATTTTTTAAATTTAGGATCTTTTAAAATAAGATCAACTGGGAATGTTAAGAATTGCTCACTAGTTGTTACCCAATTTTTAATATTAAAATCATATCTTTTTAAGTCAATATATCCTTTTCTAATAAAAGAATCACTAATAATGATAGTATCTAGTTTTTCTAATTTACGAGCAGTAGTGATATTAAATTTATTTTCTTGAATATAATTCTTTAATTTATATGAAGGCAATTCAGATAAAGGAGTAACATATACCGTCTCGTTATCCTCTAATTTAGCATTCTTGTCAAGATTATTAATAAAAGCTGCTAACTTATCTTTATAGTCAACTGGTAATATTCCTGCTGTTTTACTATAAGCTGTATTAAAGTGATAACCTGATCTGCGATCAGAGTAGAATCTTAATTCAACTGTATTTCTGTCTTTCATGATTACTTAGTTAAGAATTTGATTAAAGTTTTATTTAACATTAATGTTTTGAAGGCCGATTGATTACCATTATATATTGATTTAACAACTTTATATTTCAAGTCATTAGCAAATACATCTTCATTCATTAGAAATGCTAAACGATCAATATATGCTTTTTCAATTTTATTATTATTACTATAGAATAAACTAAAGTTAATAATACGAGTTGAGATAATTGATGCTAAATCTGCTCTATATTTATCTCCATCTCTTTTACCAATAATACCTTTTAGAGTATTTAAGACGTATTCTTCACTTTCATGATTCATGATTGTATCAGGTGAAATAATCTTATCTAATTTATTATTGATAAACATTGTAAATAATGTTGTGAATTCACTACCAACACTACCTTCTCCAATCATTTGAATCAAACCTAACTCATCATCAAATGATTTAATTGATGAAATTGAATTAAAGAATGTTGTAATACTTCTTGAGTTAGTGTTTGTTGAAACTAGTTCTGGGTGTTTCAATAAGAAGTTAATACATCTATTATCTATTGTAGCGTTCTCAGCC